GCTGCTGCCGCTCGATGTCCGTCTCCCACATCGGCTTGCCGCGCAGGTGGAAGGAGTGCAGCCGGTCGGAGACTTCGTCGGGGAACTCGAAGGCGCCGACCGCGTCGGCCTGGAAGGTGCCGAAGTCGGGGTCGTCGAGGGCGGTTACGCCCGTGCACGAGTACAGGCGCATGCCTGCTCCAATCAAGGGTTGAGGGAAGAGGGACCCGGGCCGGGGCCCCGTAGCGGCGCTACGGGGCCCCGACGGGGGGCCGTCAGCCGACGTTGGACAGAGTGGCCATCGCGACCGGGGCGCGGTTGACGAAGGCGCCGACGGAACGGATCTCGAACTCGCGGCGGGGGCCGCCGCCGGCGACGCCGGGGTTGCGGCTGATGCCGTAGTCGAACTGGGCGCAGTCGCGCAGGTTCCGGTACTCGAGGACGTTCGAGATGTTCGCCTGGGGGAACGGCACGCGGTCGGTGCGGGCGATGATCGTGCCCGGGGGCAGCGAGGTGTGGACCTCGATCGGGACGGTGATTCCGCCGGCCGGTGCGTTGACGATCTCGCCGACCCGGCCGCCCGCGGTCACGGAGAGGCGACCGGAGGTGTCGGTGTTCAGGAAGGTCGTCGCGGAGGTCGAGCCGAGGACCAGGTTCGCGATCTCCTGGGCCTGCTGCGCGTTCATCATGAGCGCGGTCGGCGACGCCTTGATCTGGTTCCAGAGGTTCAGGAAGATGTAGTTCTCGATCTCCTGAACGCTGCCGCCCGCCAGGGTCAGCGCGGCGCCGTCGAGGCTCTTGAAGATCGACGGGTTGGCGGTGCCGGTGCCCGGCTGCACCCACTGGCCGCTGCCGTTGTAGTCGCCCGACAGGGACGCGAGGAAGCCGTCGTAGTCGTTGGCGTTGGCGCTACCGTTGTCGGCCGCGGCGTTGAACGTCGGCTTGGCGGCCGCGGCGCCCTTCCAGTTGCTGGTCAGGTCCGGGACGGCCGTGCCGGACGGCAGGGCCTGGTCGACGGCGATGACCTTGCTGAAGGTGACGGTGTTGACCGTGGTGGTGGTGTAGTAGAACCACGTCGAGCCGTTCGCCGACTGGAACCAGTCGTACGCGACGGCGCCGCGGACCGCGGGGGTCGTGGCGGTCAGGGAGTTCGTCGCGCCGGACGCGAAGGTCGTGGACGCGCTGTTGCCCTGGGAGTTGCCGGAGCCGTAGTAGTAGCCGGAGCCGGTGCGGGCCGCGACGCCGACGTACACGGTGGCCGTGCCGATGGTGCCGCCGGTCGCCGACTGGGCGATGGTCGGGGCCGCCGGCCGGGCGAGCGCGAACGACTGCCCGCCGAGAAGCTTGCGGTCGTCGCCGATCAGCACCTGGTTCAGGGTCTGGAAGGTCGCGATCTGGAACGGGTCGGCGTAGCCGGTGCCCAGGTCGAACGCGTCCTGCGTGGCCAGGCCGGCGAGACCGGTCGGCTTGTAGCGGGCCTGGAAGTCCTGCTCCTGGAACACGACCTCGGCGGCCGCGAAGTCGAAGCCCATGGACGGGTCGGGCTGCGCCGCCGTGGTGTCCATGATCGCGCGCCAGTTGGCGAACGGGTTACCGTCCGTGCTCTTGACGCGGGAGACGAGGTCGCGGAACGGGGTGTGGACCGGGATCAGCGAGACCAGGCCGGACAGGTCGTAGCTGTAGACGCCGGTGTTGGTGAGGATGCCGGTGGTCTGCGCCTTGCTGATGGCGTCCAGAGTCTCGGCGGTGACGTTTTCGAGCGCAGCGCTCAAGGGGTGCCTCCTGGGCATGGAAAAACCCCCGGCGTGTCACGTCCGGGGGCTCGGGGGTCGGTGAGGAAGATGCGGCGGTCAGGCGCCGCGGTGGATCGCCTTGAGCGCGTCGATAGCAGCCGTCTGCATCTCGACAGCGGCGCTGTTCTGCTCGGGGGCGGTACCGGAGTACATGGCCTTCCTGAGCTCGCGGGCCCGGGTCATGTCGACCGGGGCCGCGCCGTTGTCCTGGCCGCGCAGCAGGTGCGCGGGCGGGGTCGCTCCGTTGGCGAACACGCGCGGCTCGGCGGGCTGCTCCTCCAGCGCCTTGACCTGGCCCTTGAGGGTCTCGACGAGTCCCGCCAGTTCCACGATGGCCTCACCGGTCTTGGTGAGCTGTGCCGTGTGGTTGGCGCTGTGGTCGTCGAGCAGTCCCTTGACCATGTCGCGGATGTCGCTGCTCTTGAGAATGTCGTCCGAGTCGGTGGTGGGGGTGGTCTTGGTGACGTCGCCGGCGGCGTCGTCGACGGTGTCGGCGTCCTTGGCCAACTCGTCGGCGGGGGTGCCGACCTCGTCGGCCGGCGCCGGGGCCAGGTCGGCCGCGGCCTCCGCGGGGGCGGCCTCGGCGACGGCCTCGGGCTCGTCCTCGCCGGCGTCGGCGTCGGCCCCGGAGATCGGGGTGATCTCGGTCGGGTCGACGATGCCGACGAGCTTGCCCTTGGCGTCGTACACGGCGACCATCGGCGCCTTGCCTTCGCCCTCGGCCTTACCGACCGGCTCGGCCAGCGTCTCGACGGTCTCGGGGGCGGTGCCGGTCTCCGGCATGTCGGTCTCCTTCTTGGCGACCGGGCGGCCGCTCTCCGGGGTGTCAGGGGCGGCCGGCAGGGACGCGAGCACCTTCTGGAGGGACTCGACGGCCTCGCGGATGGCCCGTTCGTTCGAGGCGGACAGGGACCGGCCGGCCTTCGCTACGTGGGTCAGGGCCTCGATGACGTCCAGCGCGGCCGGGTCGAGGCCGGCGAGGGCCTTGCCGACCGCTTCCAGCTCCGCGGTGCCGCAGTCGACTTCGGCCTGCTCGTCGACGGCGAACGGTGCGAGAACGCTGATCGCGTAGTCGATGGCGTATGCCGCGTCGTTGAGGTCGAGGGCGGAGTCGTAGTCGTCGGGGTCACCGGTCGCGGCCTCGACCAGTTCGCGGTCGGCCATGACGCCGAGCGCAGTCTTGGCGCGGGAGAGGATCGCGGTCCACTTGCGGGCGGTCGCCGCGTCGACGGCCTCCCACGCGGGGCTGCCGGGGGTGTTGACGTCGCCGGGGGCGTCCTCGGCCGGCTCGGCGAGGACCACCGTCGGGTCGAGGTCGGTTTCGGGGGTGGCCATGTCGGCGTCCTTCGTGATGCTGGCATCGGCCGGCCGGACGCCGGCCTCGTGGATGAGTCGGGCGAGGGCGCCGGGGCTGCCGGTCATCGTGACCGTCTCCCCCGTCTGCGGGTCGGGGTCGGCGGTCTTGCCGATGAGGTCGCGGACGAGGGCCGGGTCCATGAGGCCGGCCGGGCGGTCATCGGCTTGCTTGGCCATGAGGATCGGCAGGCCGTTCGCCGCCTTGTCGACCAGGTCGACGCGGCCAATGGACGCGTCGATGAGTTCGGTGAACTCGTCGTCGGGGGGTGTGGGCATCAGCTACTCCGTGGGGTGATGCGGCGCGCTGAACCCTGCGGGGACCAGCCGTTGACGCGCCCGGACTTGTAGAGCTGCCAGGCGTGCTCGTCGAGGATCGCGCCGACGAGCCAGTCGCCGGACTTCACGAGGACGCCGTTGCCGAGGTCCCATTCCGGGCCGCGGTAGATGTACGACTCGACGATCTGGGCTGCGCCCTCGGTGTCGTCGGCGTGGAACAGGCCGACCTGGGCGCCGTTCTGGAGGAAGCCCCACGCGGCCTTTTCCAGCTCCTCCTTGGAGAAGAAGTCACGGCCGCCGTCCGCGCCCCGTTTGATCATCGGGTCGGGGCCGGCCTGGTAGGCGACGCCGAGCACGTATCGCTGTTCGTCGGGCTGCATCAGGCTCCTCCTGTCACGGGTACGAGGGCGCAGCGGCACCAGGGGTGCCCGGGCGGTGCGGTGTGCCCGGTGGGGAACTCGGCACCGGGGCGGCGGGCGGGGGCGACGTTGTTGGTCTGGCAGATGTTGCAGACGCGGCCGTCGCCGGCGCTGTCCCACTCGACGCGCTCGATGCCGTTCGTCAGGTAGGTGCGGATGCTGGCCTGGGACACGGCGCGGCATAGCTCCGTCGTGGCGATCATCTCGGCGCGGGTCGCGTCGGCGAGGAGGCCCTCGATGGCCTTGCCGATCGTGGTGGGGCTGTCGCCGCGTTCGGCGCCTTCAGCCAGGACGCGGCCGAGCTTCTTGAGCCGGGTCGTGGCTATCGAGCGGATCGTGACGCCGCTGCCGCGCAGCAGGGCCTCGAGGCCGGCGCCGTCGCCGGCGGGGCCGAGGAGGAGTTCCGCGGCCCTCGCGTCGCCGGGCTCCCAGGTCGACCAGTCGATGCCGGCGGCGACCCCGGCCGTCACGCCGGCGGCGTCCTCGGCGGCGATGATGCCGATGAGGTACCCGTCGGCGTAGACGCCGCCGAGGGTCGACTCGATCGCGGCCGCCAGGTCCGGGGCGTTCTTCTCAAGCCAGCGTTGCGCCTGCTTGTCGAGGTCGCGGATCCGGTCGGCCTTCCTGCCCGCGGTCGACCGCGGGTTCAGGGCGAGCCATGCCTCGGCGAGCCGCTGGGCGTTGACGGCGCCACGGAAGGCGGCGGCGATGCGGGGGACCCAGTAGCGGATGGCCTTGAGGTCCATCCGCCAGCCAAGCCACCGGCCCGCGCCTTCGTCAGCGCCGGCGCCTTTTGGGCCGCGGGCCGCCTTGATGAGGTCCTGCATCTTGTCGGAGACGGACTCGCCGTCTTCGTGACCGATGCTGCCGTCGGTGTGCTGCCAGCCGTCGAGTTCGTCGTACGCGGCGGGCAGGCCGCACGGGCATACGCCGTCGTCGTCGGCCGTCGGGGCGCCGAGGGCGGTGAGGACGCAGTCGAGGTCGTGGAGGAGTTCCGGGCGCACGACGGGGTTACCGCGCAGCTGCTCGGGGTCCCACCAGGCGAGGGCCTCGACCATGTCGCCGTCGGGGTCGTCGGGGTTGGTGACCTGGCCGCGCCGGGCGAGGTCGAGGACGGACTCGGTCGGCACGGGGT